GACTGGGTGGGGCCAAGAGGATGTTAGTACCACGATAAAATTTATGTGGTTGAAATCCAGTTGCTTGCAGTCTGTCACCGGGTCTATCTATAATTGGTCCAAAATTTTGCACATCGTTTTTGGTGATCCTGTGATATAGTTTGCGTTTGCCGTTGCCAAAGTATCCTGTATCCATGTAATAAAAATCTCTGCCGGCGGCACGGCACCCTTCCATTTGTTTGCGTTTGGTAATACCACGCAACACAGCCGGAATCATGGTATCTTGTTGTTTTTCCCAAGTTGAAATTTGTCCGCCTGCGCCTTGAACAAAACTTTGCAGTAATGGATCGTACATATGACCTTTTCTTTCGTATCTGTATTCACTGTCTAGTGCCACAACTTGATTGACTGGTAACGTTGAGATTTGTTGTTTTAATACATCTAATGTGATATCATAGTACAAGCCATCAGGGTCCACACGGTATTTTAAGATGTTATCAAATAGTTGTCGTATCTCAGGTGTAACTTGATCTAAAACATGCGGGTCTGGTGGAGGGGATGGAGGGGGCGTTGTTATTTCGTTGTACGCTTGAATCCAATTGCCCCCATATTCAGTTTTGACGTAATTTGGAAACCAAGGGCCGCCTTCGGTATAATGTATGGCTTTTGGTTTACCATCTTGTGGCTCATGATACCAATTTACCAACCAATTCCAAGTCTTGTCAAGACTTCCAATTTCATAACCAGTCCAGTTAAATCTATGTAAAAATTCACCAGTCTGTGAACTGACAATTTCAGGAGTCAGTGTTTGACAATCTGGATGCGCACAGTTAAACAACATCAAACTCGACCAATTTTTTCTTGGGTATTGATATTGTGTTTTGCCATCCATTTTTATAGCGTTGGTTGGCTGATAATCGTGTTGCACCACAGAAACTGCTATGCTACTATTGGTTGCACATTCAAATAGTTCTTTAACATCATGTTCAAACAAAAAATCGCAATCAACAAATACTGCATTTCCTTGATAGTTACAAAGATAGGGAACTAAAAATCTAGTAAATGTAAATTCTGTAGAACTTTGCAAATCTGGCTCTCTAGTATAAATTTCTTGAGCACGTAGTTCTGCTTGTTTGAGAAAGTGAATTTCCACTGGCACTGTAGCATGTTTTTTAATGCTGTACTCACAGACTTCTGCAGCCTCAGGTTCTCTACTGTCCCATCCAATAAAAATTTTTAGTGTCATTGTTTTGTTTTAATTGTACCAACAGTTTCTCGTTCAATGTCACTATGATCAAATTCTGCCCAATACAGTTCAAATGCTACTGTATCTTGTACCGCTTCAAATTGATGATATTCACCAGGTGCCACTTTAGTATATTGTCCTGCTGTAAGTACAGTTTCGTCTACTAGATCGTATCCGTTTTTCCAAACACGAATAATTAATTTACCAGACTCAACAAAAAATCCATTCCATTTGAACTTGTGTTTATGTTTGGAACAGACGCCGCCTGCACAAGCTTCTATCCTGTGAAATTCCAACACTCCGTTGGCTTCTAGCAGTTCGGTTTGCCCCCATATTTTTCCAGCCTTCATTTTCTTTCAATGTCCTCTTCTACGCAATCTTCACCAAATTGTATTTCAATCAGTTTGAGTGGACGATCAGTTTCGTTGCACAGTTGATGCCATTCGTTGCGATTGATCCAGCAAGCTTCATGCACAGTCATATGGTCCTTGAGATCTCTATCGGTGCTGGAATCCAGTGAGTATACTGTGGCTTCGCCTTCGGCCACAAACCAAAACTCTGCTCGTTTGTCATGCCGTTGCATGCTCAAACAAGTTTTTGGTGTAACTGTGAGTTCTTTCAATTTGGTGTTGGTACCAACTTCATGTAACACACGATAGTATCCCCAGGCTCGATCTGTCTTGGGTTTTTTCCACTCTTCAAGAATCCATGAACTAGAATTCTTTTTATCTTCGCCACCTACACCAAACACAAACTCAACATCGTCAAACACCATCTCAGGAATGTTTTTGTCAGTGCGATCACCGCCATTAGCAAATACCAACGTTGCGTCGGGATAGTGTGCTCTAACTTGACGTATGAACTCTTTGGCCGAGCCATCTGCATCGTCAAATGTGTAAACTTCATCTACCATGGCAAGATTGTTTATCACACACAATCTTTCTGTCCAAGGCATGAATGGCCGACCTTTTTTACGTGTGAGCCATTCATCTGAATTGAGTCCCACAATCAGCATGTCGCCTAGGGTACGGGCAGCTTTAAAATAAGCAACATGCCCAGAGTGTAGCGGATCAAATCCGCCGGTTACAAGTACGATTTTCATGCAGGTATTTACACCTGGATGTCTTCCATGCCTGCAGTTCTTAGGCGTACAATATGCCCCATTTGCCACTGTTTGGTATCTAGCCCCTTCATGATACCCAACCATCGATTGCGTAGATATGCCACTTCGTTGATTATGGTTTCGTAATCAATTACTTCATCTTCGCCATCCACATACTTTTCAGCATCTCGACTGGTGAGCGCACGGGCATAACCTTCTAGATACTTTTGAAAGTGTTTTCTACGTATTTTGCGCAATTGAATATTGAGAAAGTTTAACACCGCTTCAATCTCTTGAAGTTGATTATACCTAAACTCAGTGATGCCCGGAAGTGCTGTGATGTTCTTTTCTACTAGGCCGCCGATACGACAGTCTTTTTTGGCATCATCGAGCTCACGCTCGTAGTGTGCTATAAAGTCTGGAATAGCACTCAAGCTGGCAACAACACGACTATACCACATTTTGTTTTTCTATAATTAAATCGTCTGTACATCCTGTACAGGTAACTTGCTGACACACAGTTGGCCGATCAAACAATTGCCAATCTTGATCAATATGTCCCAGCAAGTCATTTTGGCATTCACCACTGTATACGTTGCCAGTAGGACTGATATGAATCCTATCGAGGCCGGCATGACATTGCCAATTTTGCCAATGATCCAAATTGTTGTTATGCAACCAATTGGCATCCATTAAAAAACTTTGATCATTATCCACATACACATGACAATTATAATACTGATGATTAGTTAATTCCAAGATTTAGTTTGCCTTTCATGATTGGGTATGATCGTGTTTGTGCCGAGTAGTTGATAGCATTGATAGAATGACTGATTGCATGTTTGTTCAACAGCGTTACATATTTTTCAATTTGACTTTGATTCCAAAATTCGTTCATGATGTTAACATGCAGATGTTTGCCCAATTCTAACTGTTGATGTAATTTTATAATTTTATTAAAAAACAGTTGTTCATTCACATGTTCACTATGCAAACTAAAAGATACATTGTCTGTGCAAGCAAATATTTTTTTGTAATACTGAAAACTAGCACTACCATTGGTTGTTAACAAAATTTGATCAATATGAGTGCTGTATTGTGTTCTTAACCATTCAACCAGTGGTAAAAATTGCTTGTTGGCAGTAACCTCGCCACCAGTAAAACTGATTTTGTATTTTAATTTTCGCTGATGAGTTTTTTCATATATGGATTGCCATCGTTGTTGCAATACTGCCAAGGGTGAGTTCTCAGAATAGTTATCATGCAACGATGTTGGACAATACATGCAATCATAGTTACATCTTGTGCCAATATTCCAAGTTACACTGAACACCGGAGACACTGGTTGTATTTTAATTATGTTAGGCATGTGTCAACCATTGCACAAAGGTGCTTGGATAAATGTTTAGATTTAACTTACGTCGACGAGCAAACTCGGTGAGATACAAAGACAATTGATCCCTGTGTTGTTCTGTAGTAGCAGCCTCGATTGAACTAATCAACTTATCTTTAAAATCAATATTGCTATTGTTCAGCAAGCCAATCACATGATCTTTGCTGGCGTCATCAAGTACATTTACGTTTAAAAAATCTGGATCGCTACAAAATTCATATTTGATATAGCGACCTTCAAACTGCTTTGCAAATTCAGCAAATCCAAATATAGTCAAATTACTAATCACAGATGAGAAGTACCAATCAAACTCCTGGTTTTCAATTTCAGCCAGGTTAGTGTTGAAATTTTGCCAGGTATTACCAAACCGATTAAACTCGTAAAGGTCATTGCAATTTTCTGCACTAACAATTAACGTTATACGATCGCGATTGATCAATTTTGACAACTGCGATTTAAATCTAGTTGGGTTAACTCCCATACCTGTAAAAATTTTAACTCTGTTGTTCACACTAATTCTGTTAACAAACTCTGCAAAGTTATTGTATAGGAAAGTTTCTCCTCCAGTGAGATACACACAATCAGTGGTGTGAAGACTTTCAATTTCTTCAACAAGAGAAAGATAGCCAACACTGGTTTGATGCTCAGTCTGACTAATTTTGGTTAAAATTTTGTCTATTGGAAAAATTTTAAATCTATCTTGATCAGTGTATGGCCCATTTTCCTGGAGATCCCGTGTCCATGCAGAACTGTATTGTTTACAACAATATGAACAGGTCATGTTGCAGGTTGACCCTAACATGATATGCAAATTTTCAGGAGCCGATACCTGTGTTGAGTTGAACAATTTTTTTTGCGTTGAATACAACATTCTACGACTGGTTATATTCTGGCGCTCAGGTTCCCAGCACGGACCTTGACAGCTAGCCACTGGTTGCCCGGCCAACATGGTTTGCCGTTCTTCAATCAAATGCGGTGTATTAAACAACTGTCCTGGATTGTTTTTTACCCAACCTAAATCAATTGCATGTGGCTTTACAGCACAACAGGAATAAGATTGTCGTTTTTCAAGATCAACAGACAGCCAAGTAAACTTTTCACTACAATAAAAATCTTGCAGTGCAGAATCGGCCATTAGTTTTCCCAGTCGTCTTCGTTGTAATCCTCTTCTTCAGGATCCTCTTCTTCTTCATCCTCTGCATAGTCCTTGTCGTTATCAAGATATGCTGTAAGTGCTCGTTTGATATCTAAGTCGCCCTTAAATGCATTACGAATGTCATCAACTTCACTATCATTGTCCATCAAAATTTGAACTACAGTTTCTGCTGCCTCCTGGCGATCAACTGTGTTTACAAAACGTTTGAGTTCGCCCCAAATCTCTGATGCTATCGCTTCACTCATTCTGCTTCCTCCTCGCCGGTACTTACCTCTTCTTTAATGTTTCCAAAGTCTTTCATCACAGTGTCAAGGCAATTGTCATCATTGCGTTCCCATCCTTTGCGGAACTTCTTGATGATCTCGCCTTCAGTTGTAGTAAACACCAGACTGTTGCCTTCTTTCTTGAGCAGGCCTTTTTTCTCAATCAAGTCAGTCAATCCTGAGTATGGACTCATACCTGTTGTGTAAGGAATCTTGACTTGCACGCCTTCAAAAGGTTTGGCATAGCGTGTTTTCATAACCTTGCAACCAGCACGGATACCCATGACATCAGTGATCTTGTTGCCGTCCTCGTCCTCTTTTAACTTCATCTTCTTCATGGCCACAACAATTGATGAGGCGTAAATGAAACCTTGACCGCCTGAGATCTTATCATCTGGGTCAAACATATCCTGTGATGCGTATGTGTGGTTGGTACAAACCAAACCCACATTGTATGAACCAAACATGTTCACACAGTTACGCACCAAGGCGGTAAGAGCTTTGGGTTTACGTCCT